CGATGGAGGCGGTTATAGAACAGAAATAACCCGCCGTTTGCCTTTTGGATAATATCGTACATCGCTTGCGAAATACGGTAACGTTTCGTTTTATTCATCTTTTGCGGCTTTTAGGTAGTTATTATAACACGTTTTCCCAACCGGAAAACAACCCTGCGAATTATCGCCCAAATCAACGTCGCAATCTGTAATAAAACCGTCGATTGCCAATTGTACCAACTTTTGCGTTGCGGGCTTTGTAGGTCGTCCACAAATCAAACAACTTTCCGTATGTTCGTTGTGGGTTTCCATATATGCCCAATATCCCGCCGACGTTCTTAATACGTCCAAATCTGCCTTTTTCATCGCTCTAAATGATTAAACCGGGGTTATTCCCCGGTTGGTTTGTAATCAATGAATTGTACGCCGTTTTTGCCCTGTTTGGGGTCGTGTATTCCAAAGTATCCCCCATTACCTCCAAAGGACGAAAAGCCGCCATTGCGGAACATAAACCGCCCCTTATCGTCAAACTCCAAAACGTAATAATCATTTTCTTTATCGTATGAAATCCCGGTTACGGTTTTCGTCTTTACTTTGTCGTTCAACCAAACATCGACCCGGCGACCGACCGCCGACAAATATAAATCAACGCCCCGTTCAATTGCGGCGTCCGTTTCTGCCATTCGCCCGGCATAATCGCCGTTAAACATTTCGTTTAGTTTCTCCAATGCCTCGGCGGTTAATAGTGAAAAATCAATTTTCAACGCCGCCCGTTCCATTATTTCCGTTTTTGTTAACATCGCTTTTGTTGTTGTGCCGGGGGCGAACCCCCGGCGGGTTATTTAATATCCTGCTTTTGTTTGGCGTGTGTTCGCCATGAATGTTTTATTACTTCCTTTCAATACTATTTCGCCGCATGGCTCCCAATCGCCGTTGCTGTAAACTTTGGTTTTCGTCCCTTTGGCGTTATGTTCTTTCATTGCCTTTTTTGCGGCTGTTAGGCTATAAAATTCCTCGCTATAACCTTTATCGTTGAATACATGGTAAATTGTCATATCGTTTATTTTTTAATCTCGTAAATACTCAATGAATTTTCGCACAACACCAAAGTCGGGAACTTGGTTTTATTCAAATAACAAAGGTTATCCAAATCCGCCCGGCTTGTATAAAACCATAATCCAAACTTTTTGCCGATAAAATGCAAATCGTTAACCCCGGTTTCCCGGTACTTTTCATCCATTAATTGTTGACTGTAAACGATACTTGAAAATTCAACCTTTCCGTCTAATTTGGTTGCAATCTCGGCAATATCCGCCGTCTGTGTTCTTTTCTTTTCCATTGTTGAAAGAATTATTTGTTGCCGGGAAAACGCCCGGTCGTTTTGTTTACTGATAATAGAACGTAATTTTAACGCCTCGGCGCAATTTGCAAACCTCTTTGTCGCCGTAACAGTTAAACGCACGGTCTAACAAGCGGTTTACCAACTCAATATCGCCAACAATACGAATTAACCCGGATACTCCAACCGCAATGTTTACTTTCTTTCCGTCAACCATGCCGTTAACTTTGATTTTGTAATTGCGGTTAATTTCCTTTGTCGTATATTTCAAACCGTTGTAAATGCTTTGAGTATTCATTGTTACGCTCTCTAATATTCCGGGGAAAACGCCCCGTCGTTGTATTATCGTACTGCAAATATACAACCATTATTTTAACTACCAAAGAAATTATCTTTTATTTTGTGTTTTCGGGTAAAAAAAGTTTCTTTTGGTTCCCTGTAAAGTTATTTTTGGCGAATTTTCGTTTTAACGGACTTTCTTTGCCGGGGCGGGTACTTTATCCACTCAAACAAAATAATTGAAATACGGGGCGGAAAACGGGCAAAAACAAAAACGGGGTTGCAACACTTGGTTACAATCCCCGTTCCCCGGTTTATTATGAACAAAAAACCCCTATTCCTCTATTTCTATATATTCAATCCCCAATATTTCGGTATTGGGGTTTTTGCTTACGGCATCAATTTTCCGGTTCTTTACTTTCCGGGTTTTCCAAAGGAACCCCAAAAACCGCTTATACTTGACCGTTGCCGCTATCAATAGACTATCCCGGTTTATATATGTACCGGAAAAATCCCCGGCGGGCGTTGCGCATCCGTGCAACTCAAACCACGGGTCGATAATATCGACGCATCGTAAAACAGTCGTAACCGTATCGCCGGGCAAATATACGATACTATCCCGGACGGTTCCCCGCAATTCGTTTATCGTCTGCAATTGGGCGGTCGTTACATTCTGCAAATCTCGGTTCTTTGTCTGCAACGTCTTAATCAACGCCGCATCGTCCGCCCGGTATTTCTCAAACTCCGATACTTTTAATTGCAGAACCCCAACGGTTACGGCGTTCAAACTGTCTTTTGTTTGGTATCGCTCCACATCTTGCAATAACGCCTCGGTATTGCTCCGGTATTTATCCCGGTCGGCTTTTATGTCCTGTATCCGCTTGCGTTGTATCCCAATCGTGGTTGCCAATACAACGGCTAATATAAGGTAGGCGGCAACGTGCCAAAGTTTTAATTTCATACGATAACGGTTTTTGCACGTTCATATATCGCCAAACGGTCGTCCAATCCATTGTACCCGCCGTTTATCCGCTTTGTTATGGCTTTGAAAACCTCGGTATCGTCCGCCCCTCCCAATTGGTCGGCTAATGCGTTCAACCCGTTTGTTTCCCAAAACCACGCCGCCGATTGCGTCGCATATTCCGGGGTTGCCAACAAATCCGGTTCGTCCACAAAATCCACTCCCATTGGCAAAGCGTACATTTCGTTTGTCGCTTTGTCGTAATTGTTTTTTCCGGTCAACTGTATAAGTCCACGACCCCGGAATTTCCAACCCTCCCCGCTTGCGGTATCGCCGTTACCCATGCGGTTTGCATACACGACGTTTGCGATTGCCTCCGGTTTCCGGGCGTATTGTTCCGCCTCGGCATCCGTCTTAAAATATTTGCCAAAAACCGACCGCAACGCCTTTGCGCTGTAATTAAGGTTTTCGACGACGGCGGATAATTGCCCGCTTTCGTGTCCGATTTGCGCCAAAAACGCACGTATCCGGTTGGGCGTGCTGATATTGTAACGCATCATTGCCATACTCAACGGCTTTGCGTACTTTTCCCGGTTTTCCTCGGTACTGTTTGGGAAAATCTGTTTTAATAAATCTTTCATTTTTCACTCTCTTTTTTATCCGGTATGTCCTCAATGCAATTTTCGACCTCCGGGCGATTAAACAATTTGAAAATATTGATTTTCTTATTTATCCCTTTTGCCTCAAAGTAATTATTAAAGCAACTTGAAATTTCGATACCGTACACAATTAACAGTAACAACCCGGACAATATCGGTATTCCTAAAATCGTGCCGAATGTTTGCCCGAACAACCCCGCCAAAGTTACCCAACAAATATAATCGACCAATTTGTTTATTGCCCGCCTCCATTTCCGGGACGTTCTGATTGGTTCCCCTCGTTTCTTTGCGGCGGCAACGCCAAAACGACTATCGACAAATATTAAAACAATTGCTAAAAGCAAAAAGGGAATAAGACTATTGTAAAAGTCCAACAACGGTGCGACAACCGCCGTGGTTGTTCCGTTAATAATGTTACGTTCTTGCATCATTTAAGTAAGGGAAAAGGGGGACGGGCGCACCCGCCCCCGGTTAATTATTCTACCAATGCGGCGTTATTGACTATCACGTTGCCACTTTTTGCGGTTGGGCTTCCGCTATCCGTGCAATTGTTCAATTCTATTTGCGCCATATCGCCACATAAGTAACCGACCGCCGACGCATTAAGAGAAACACAATTTACGAATTTACCCGTATTCAAATCGGACGTATCGCCGCCCCTGCCGGATACATAGTAATTATTTGTATTGTTTTCGCAAATACAACTCATTACGAATATTTGAGAACCCCGCCCGCCCTCAACGGCTGACGCTCCGCCAACTAACGCAATACCGTTGTTTACGTTCTTACGACAATAGGCGTTTGATATTGTATCATGGCAACCATAAGCGGGCGTTAATCCGGCTTTTACATTGTATTCAAACAATCCGCCAATAATGGTTGTTTCGCAACGTTCGTGGTCGCTATATCCGTCGTCGTTATTGTCGTGGCTCCAACAATCAAGCATCGTTGCAACGGTATGTTTCGCCAACGCCGGGTCGGTCGTCGTACTGTGTGCGTTGAACCCGTCCCCGGTTCCCGAACCGCTAAACGCCCGTGCCGCTTCGCATCGTATCAACTCCAAACCAATTGCCGCATCCCACGACCACGCACCGCCGCCCAATGCGTACTTTGCGGCGCAATCAATCGCCCGTCCGCCGTGGCAAAGTCTTAACGAAATTGAACCGTACCAACATTCAATATTAACCATTTCAAAAGCAACGGAACCGTCGTTGCCCGAAACGCCAACGCCGCCCGGAATGTAAACCGGGTTGGCGGCTAACGTTGTACCCTCTTTGATTTTGACATACAACATTTGTGCGTCTGTATCATAAAAGAACGTGTAACCCTCGGACGTTTTCACGGCGTCCAACGACGTAACACGGGTTATCTTTGTGCTATCACAACGGTACGTTTTCCCACGCTGTAACGGGTGGCGTTCGTTGTCCGGTATCAACGTATTTTCGTCGAATACCTCATGTTGGTATAACTGAAATTGTGTTGCCGTTGAAAAAGACGATAACGGGGTTTGGTACACGTTCGTTGTACCCGCAACCAACGTACCCGTATCAATCTTTGTTCCGCAAATGATACGGTTAACCAATCCACGTTTACCAATAAGGCGGACGGAACGTTGGTTTGATTTGGTTTTGATATTCAAACGTTCGGTCGTGTCCCCTATCAATATAATTGTCGTGTCAACGCCTGTTTTGGCAAAGGCGGCGGCAAACGTCGCTAATGCGGCACTTTCCGTCGTTCCGGGGTTCGTATCGTTTCCGTTGACCGCATCGACGTAAACAACGGCGGTTGTGTTTACAGTTGACCCGCCGCCCTTTATACTTTGGCGTTCCCAATCATCGGTTAAACTTGCAATTGCTCCTTTCGTCAAAAAGTTGTCCCCGACGGACAATGTAACCCCAACGCCCGATATTTGGAAACGTACTAATATACGGGTACAATTGGCGGGTATTACGCCGGAATGTTTCAAATCACCGTTAGTCGCTAACGACAACGTTAAGCGGGAAATTTCCGTTGAACCGTTGTAAAATATCATATACATTGCTTTGGTTCCGGTTCCGGTTGTGGCAACATCTGTTACACCGTATCCGATTGTGTCGCCGACTTCAAACGGACTATCCGACAAATTGAAATCATAACCAATAAACGCCGTCGTTCCGGCATCGTTCGTCGTATAAGATAACGTTGTACGTGTCCGTATAACATTCATGGCGGAACCCTGCAAATTATATTCGTCGTAATACGGGGCGTAATTGGTTATTTTGTTAGTCATATTCTTGACTTTCTCCCATGCGTTCCACGCCTGTTTTGCAAACATACCGAACGGGGTTACATCTTGACCCGTCCACATCATACAACGGTAAATCGTCAATGGCTGTGTTCCGGTGCAGTTGTCGAATGTTACACGGCAACGGTTGGATATTGTAGAACGTCCGGTTGCATTGTAGAACGACAACCAACCGTCAAATTGTGGGTCTATTGTCAAAACAACGGCGGAATTAAAAGAACCCGACGTTGTGGGGTCAAATGCAACACTAAACGCTTGACCCGTTCCCGGCGCATCAACTTTCATTAATGCGTTAAGATAATCCGTTGTTGGATTATATGGGAATTGCGACAAATCCAAAATAACGCCTAAAAACGAACCCACGGGCAAAACAATTCGGTCGTCGTAATATTGTGGCGTTCCTACAACTGTAATGCCTTGTACGCCCTCCAAATTAGCAATATTGGAACCCGCCGCAATAAACGGGTCGGGGTAAAAGTTGGTTGCATCCCCCATACCGTCAGGCAAACCCATTCCCCCGGTTGTCGGGGTTTCAAACAATACATTTACCGACGTGGCGGCGGTTGCGGAACCGTAATAAATCGTAAACCCGTAATAATTTTCGGTTGGCGTTACAGTTACCGTTATCCCGGCGGGCGTTGCCGTTATACTGCTAATTGTGGCAAATGTTCCGTCGGCTTTAATACCCTGTATGTTTACCGGGGCGTTGCCTCCAACGGTCGTTAATGTAAATTGGTAACGTTGACCCGCAACCAAAAATGTACGCACCTTTTGGGAACCCGCATTTGACGCCGTTACAATACCCGTATCCGTGTACGCATAACGTCCGGTTGCGTTGATTTGGTTTGTTGTGTTCGCAAGCGCAATAACGCCGTCCGAACTCATGCCGATAACAAATTTACCCCAATTGACCGTCCCGTTGTATAATATTGCCAATTCGCCGGGGTTTACGGTCAAATTACCCGCCCCGGATTGGAAATTTACATAATTCCCCGCCGTATAAGCGATATAAAAAATATTACCGTCCGGCGTGCCGGGGTTGGTATCTGCGTTCGCTATTCCAACAAAGGTTTTGTTGGCTCCTACGGTTGAAACAATCGTGTTCAACACGTTTTGCATTATTGCCCCGGTAATCTCATTATTTCCGTTTGCTTTGATAACGGCGGCAATTGCGGCTTTTAATTCTGTGTAACCTCCCATAATTGTTAAATCTTAAAATCGTTATTGAAATCATTATTAAAATCCCCCTTTGTACCGGGCGTAATATATCCCCGCCCTATCTTTTTGGCAACGGTCGCCGTTTCAAACTCAATTTCGACGCTTGCCAAATCCCCCTGCGTTTGCCATTTGGGGGTAATTAGGAACGTATCGCAATCATATTGACGCCCGTATTTATCCGTTACAAACACTTTGTCAGACATACGGATAAACCGCATTACATCGCAAAGATATTCCGGGGCTAACGCCATACAACGGTATGTTTTTTCCGATATTTGTTTTTCGGGGAAAAAATACCCGTCCCGTGTTTCGCCCTCCTCTTCAAACGGATATTCCGGTTTTCCTAACTCGGTACAAAGATACAAAACGTTGTGAAATGTAGGGTTTTGATATACTATTTGTCCCGCATCAAACACGAAATTTTGCACGTCGTACCATTCAATTTTTAGATACCCGGACACATCGTTTACAATCGTGAACATTTCGGAATACCACACGTTAACGCCGTCCGTCATTCGGGCGTAATATATCCCGTCCGGCGTGTCGATTGCAAACGGCAATAAAGACGGGTAAACAATTATATCGTAACCCAAAGAGGCAAACCGGACAATCTGCAATCCGGTTTCAAACAATGCGGTCGTAATATCCGCAAACAATATCCCCTCTTTGTTGTATAATTGCGCCCCTGTTATATCCCGTGTACTCGTATTGCGCATAATCTGAAATGGCAACAATGTACGTTTCGGCGTAAACAACGGGTATATTTGCCCGTATGCGTAACTACGTCGGTGGTTTTGTTGCTCAATTGACGTGTACCACGGCAACACACTAAAATTATTATTCTGTATCATACTTAACCGTTGTTTTACTCATTCGACTGCACAAATTTATACTCATTTTATCAATTTGCCCGCTTCCAATCTCGGTTTTTATCAATTGTACCGGGTTTGGGTCGGTCAACATTGGGAACGAAAGGGTTTGTTTTTTCTTTCGTTCGATACTATATGCGTTTGTTTGGCTACCGTTTACCCTCAACGATTGGGCGGGCATATCATACAACCAATATTGCGGTTGCAAAAATATGTATGCTAACAATCCGTTTTGCAACGAATATTCGACGCCCTCGACATCTAAAGTAACAAACGGTAATTCATGCACGGCGGGAACCTCAATTGCGTATGTATAAGCCGTAAACGCTCCGGTTATACTTTCATACCCGAACGCCGTTGCCGTTGCCGGGATATTGAACGGGTAATTTATTTCGGTTGTCCCTGCATTGAAATTGCGTATTGCGTGGCGACTTATAACGTTGCCCGCACTATTATAGAATACGACCCGGTATTGTCCGGCGGTATTGGCGTATATCGTCCCTTTGGCATATCCGACGTTTCCGGTTAACTCCGGGCGAACCTTATACGTTGGGGTTGATAATCCCCCGGACGGTGCGGACGAACCCCCAAAGCCGGGATAATACCCGCTATCGTCCCCGTCCAACGCATTTGCATTGACGGCGGCAAATAACCCGAACCCGTCCGAACTCATATTGCCGGGGTTTAACATCATCATATCGACGTCGGACGTGAAATTTGATACGTTTATTTCCTCAATCTTTCCGGGCGTTATATACTTACTCAACACGTCGATTGCTTGACCCTCAAACGCCGTTGTTACGTCGTCCATCCACTTAAATTGAAAACGTTGCGGCATATCCACTTTATCAAACGAATATTCCGACGTTGCGAACGACCACGGTTTGCCGTTGCGTATAACTTTTATTGCGGTCGTATCCGTCCCAACAATCGGGGAACCATTGTACCGCCCGCCATTACGGAAAAATTGTACGTGTTCAATCTTAAATTTGTCGTCCTCAATATACCAATAACATTTGTACACGTCCCGCAACATATTCATTATTTGTTGTAACGTCGTTGGGGCTTTTTGTGCGGGCTGTTGATAGTCGCCAACTAATATATTGGACTTTTGCGTTAAGTACAACCAAAACGATTGCCCGGTTATTGGGTTGGTATCTGCGTATAAAAATTGGCTGTATTCCGTCGTTGCTTCATGGGTTATATCCGGGGCAAACTGTTTAAGCAAAACAGATATAACCGACGCAATCGGGTACGCATCCCGCAACCAATACGTTTTGCGTCCCGTCTTTTCCAACCAATTATCGGAATAACTAAACGCAAACCAAACGGACGTATTACGCCATGTTGACCGGGCGATTGGGTAATACTTTTGTCCCCAAATGGAATACGGGGGCGCAAAATACGTCCCGTCATCCCGTCGCCCCCACTCGGTCGGGGTTGTCGAATAGTTATTTGATATATACGCAATATCAATGGCGTAACCAATCGCACGTCGGTAATTACGGTTGTAATCAACAATATCATCCGTTGGCAATGGGTATGTATTCAACACACGCCCCCCGTTTTCGATTGTTTCCACGTCTAACAAATACCGGGCATATATGTTATACGTCGTCATTTCAACCGTTGCGGTTCCGGTTGCCCCGGACGACGCATTGGCGTTCATTGTGAAATCTAAATTATCCCATGCGCTCGTTATTAAGGTTGCATAAGTAAACATAACTGCATTATCCGAATTTCGGATTATTTGGCAACTAACTGCGCTAAATTGCCAAACTGCATACTCCATTGCAACCGTTATACGATACCCGGTTTGTGTATCCGGGTATAAAGTCCCGGTATATGCCGCACCGTTATTTGTTACTGCCATACGTCCGGCGTATGTTCCATTTATGGCGGTCGGGGTTCCGTTTACCGTAACTTTCATTTCCTTCAACATATTAGCCAAAGCAAAATGATACGTTTGGACTAATGCGTTACGGTCGGTCGTGGCGTTGGCGTCCTGTTCCCAATAGTTACCGCCCAAAAAACACGAAACGATACTATCGCCGGGGATATATACCTGTATCAATGGACGCTTTCGCATCAATATACGCTCAATTTCCGGGGCTAATGGAATCAAATTATATTCGTTCTCAATACCCGCCAACGTGTCGTTATATTCGTCCACGGGGTCGGGTTGTACGGTAATCTTTTTGTTGTCAACGTTTATTGTGCAATCCGTCCGAAAGAATTTGCCGCCGAACTCCTTAACCCATGTAACCCCCCAATCGTCGGAACGCTCAATTAAAAGGCGATATTGGCTTTCAAATGCCTTTGACATTATATAATCGAAATCGTCGCCAATAAACGATATTTTACCGGACAATTTCGCCCGGTAAAAACGTTGGTTGGTTTCCTGTTCGTAATCCTTTGCCAAATCGTCCTTATACGTTGGGGCGGCTTGTTTCCCGGCGTATATGTAGAAATTATCTAATTCCCCGACGTTGGCATGGCGTATCGACGTGCGGATATAATATGCGTTGGCGGGAACGTTTATATAAATGACTTGCGCCGCACCATTTCCCAAACCCGGCGTCCCGGATATGAAATTGCGGTTTATATCATAAAACGCCGTTTGTCGGATTGGGTCGCCCATAAGGACGGAACCGGGCGTTACATACAAATACCCGGTTGCCGTCCATTGTGGATTATCCACCAATTCCCCCGTCGATTGGTTAACATATTTACCCGTCGTGTTGGAGTAACTGTAATAAACGTTATCGTCTGTAAATAGGAAAAATCTATAAATTGGGTTCATCGTTAATTGTTTTTAATTCGTCGTTTCAAATTCTTGTAATACTCAACCGTATTGCCTCGGCTGTCTGTAAAAATACGACGGCTATTTTGTTCCCGTATCTCCCGGACGTCGTTTTTAAGGTCGTCAATATCCGGGTTCCGATTGGTTACATTGATTGCCAAACCATTTGCCCCGGCGTATGCGTTCAAATATTTACGTTCAAACGTTCCGTTATTCAACGACTTTATAACGTCGGGTATCAATCGGCGGAACCTCCGGGAATTGCGTTTATTGATAACGGCGAAATATTCGCCGCCCTCGGCACGCCTCCGGGTTCCGTCCCGCTTGGTTCCTAAATCAACATCGTTGCCGGATTGGTGCGACCCGCCCGCCAACAATTCAACCGTACCGTCGCCGTAACTTTCCGACCCCTGCGATTGCTTGGCTAATTGCGCCGCTTTAATCTTTGAGGCGGCAAACGAACCCCACATAACCGCAATAGCCGGGATTGCCCACGGGAACCCCAATTGCGACCATATTAACGCCGTGGACGTAACAAGGTTGCCAATTTGTTGCAACGTCTGTATTGCCGCCTGTGCCTTTTGCGCTTTTTGTTGGTCTTTCAACGCTTTTTCCTGTGTTTTGCGTGCCAAATCCAAATCCTTTTGCGCTTGCACGACGTTTGAGGCATAACCGTTCGCCCTCGCTTCCAACTCGGCGTCCAACCGTCGTTGCGTGGCGTCAACCTCTTTGTCGGCGGCTGTAACGGCGGCATCGGCGGCGGCAACTTTGGCGTCCAAAAATGTTTGCAATTGTTCCATTGCGAACGATACGGACGTACTTATTGCCTCCTTTTGGTCGTCGTCCAAATTCAACCCAAACAGTCCGTAAATATCGTTGCCCCTTTCGTCGCCTTTGCTCTTTTCAATTTCTTGGTCGATTTTGGCAATTGTATTTTTGACGGTCTGTATTTCTTGGTCTGTCATTAACCCGCCGTATTGGGCGTTTAACTGTAATACCTTTTGTAACCGGGCTTTTTCTTGCGCCAAACGGAACCGGGTTTTGCGTTCCTCGCTGTTGCGTATCAAATCAAACTCCGACGCCTCCAACGCTTGCATTTGGTCGAAAAGTAACAACGCCCGTTCTTGGTTCAAATTACGGGTTTCGTTCAAAACCGCCGCATCGTATTTGGCGTTTATATCCGCCTCGGATTGGCGGACGTCCTCGGCTAACTGCCTGTTTTGCGCCAATTCGATTGCCCGTTGTTGCTGTAACAATTGGATACGCAATTTTATTTCCTCCTCGGAACCCTCACGGGCGGCGTCCAACCGTAATTGTGTGCGGTCGGCGTCCTTTTGCATTTGGTCGATTGTAATTTGGTCGTTCAACTTTGACAAATCGGCGGCGTATTGTTGTTGCAACATGGTTTGTTGTTTCAGCAATTCGGCGGTTTGTTCCTCAGTTAAACCCCTTTCCGTTTCCAACCGGGTTGTAATATCCGCAATTTGGCGGTCGTATGATACCCGTAATTGTTCCCGTTGTTTATCCGCCCCCTCTGCCATAAGTGCAATTTGGGCGTCCTCTGTCTGACGTTGCGCCGATAATAATTGCGCACGCTCGTTATTGGCAATATCGACCAAATCGTTTGCCAATTGTTGACGTAAGGACACGACGGTTGCGTTTATAGCCGCCCGACCCCGTGCCGTCAAATTGGCATCGTTTTTTAATTGGTATTGCAAATCGGCAATTTGACGGGCGTAATTGGCTTGCGTGGTTGCACGTTGTTTGACGAACGAATTTTGTATTAAAGCGTTCCGGGCGTCCTCGGCTTTGCGCAACAAATCCGTTTCCGTTTTAATGGCGTCTTTTTGTTGCTGTTGACGTTGGGCGGCTCTAACGGCGTCGTCTGTATCCAAATTTGTTTTTTCGGTTGTAAGATTAACGGCAATATCAACCATGCGCCCGTAATTGTCGATTTTTTGTTGAGCGATATTTATTGCGTCGTCAACCTTGTACGTTTCAATATTGCCGTCCAATTCAACGTCCCAAACGATTTTTTTGTTTCCCTGCGCTTTTAACTCATTGAGTTTAATAAGTGATTTGCGGTATTGCTCCAACGTTGCCCGGTTCTTATCCAAATCGGCAATTTCTGTCGCATAAAAACCCCGTTGTTCTGCATTTGCCCGGCGACGTTCCGCCGCCAATTTGTCCTCAATCTTTCGTACCTCGGTTGTTCCGGCGTTACGGGCTTGCGCAATTTTCAATTCATTTTCCAACGCTCGGACACGTTCGTTGGATACCTGCGTTAATTTGGTACTTTCTATTTCCAAATAATCCAAATGCGCCTTTTGCAACTCGTTAAGTCGTTGTTGATTTTCGGCGGCTTTTTTCGTCCCGGACGAAAATGCAACCAATGCCCCAATAACAGTAATAAGGGCAACGGCTAACAGTACATAAGGATTGGCGGACGCAATAAGATTGAACGCCTTTTGCGCAACCGTCGCCGCCAACGTCGCCTTTGTCCCCTCCATAGTAACAAGTCGGTCGTAAACCTTTGCTTTGGTTAATGCGGCTTGCTGTATCCGGGAAATACCCAACATAAGGGCGGATTGTTTTTGTACGGCGTTTTGTATCGCTTGCACCCCGGTTGTAATTGCTATTGCCGCCTGTAATTTCTTTTGCGCCTCGGCGACGTCCTCACTTTCGGCTCCGAACAACTCCATTGCCCCGGTAAATGCGGCAAACCCGCCGGACGCACCCGCCGCCAAACTCAATACGGCATCCAAATTGGACGTATCCGACGCCATGTTGGTAATTTCCTTTGTCGCATCCCGGACGGCATCCCGTAATATGGCGGTTTCTTTACTCAATTGCTGATATTCCGCCGTACCTTGTTTGCCCTCCAATCGCAACAACGCCAATTGTTTTGTCTGATTTTCGATTTGAGTTGTTAACCCTTTGGCGGCATCGGAATAGTTACCCACATTAAGGGACGTTTTGCCCGTGGCTTCCTGTAACCGCTTCATTTCCTCGTAAATCGCTTTTGTTTCCTGTACCAACTTGCGCCCCTCTTCGGTCGCCTCCCTTTCCTCAACTGTCATGTTGTTAAGGTATATTTTGTTTAGGGAATATTGCGCCGACAACCTGTTATATGAACCCTCGGCGGATTGGTTCAACCGGATAACAAGTTTGTTTATATCGTTTTGCTCCTTTTGGGCTTGCTTCAATTCTGCCAAACGCTTTGCGTTCTCGCTTTCTGCAAATGCCAAATCCCGTGCCGCAAAGGTTAAACGGTCGGTATCGGTTGTTGCGCCCTTAATAGTCGCCCGCCCGCTCTCGGTCGCCCCGGATACGCCCGCCAACGCCGCCCGAACGGTTAACGCCTCACTCTTAATATTTTTTAGAGTGTTCATATAGGCGTCGGAAAGTTGGTCTAATTGGTTGATAAGGTCGGTAATTGAATTATCCGGCTTTACCAAATCACTATATTTTATCGGGTTGTTATTATCTGCCATTAACGCCAATTATTACTTTGTTATTTGCGGGAAATTTGCCCGCTGTTCAATTTTCTTTCCTCGGTAATACAATTTACCCACCGAAACCAATTAACGCCGGAAACGGGCTATTTTGCGCCCGCTTTGGCGTTCTTTGGTTTGGTCGCCTGTTTGATATACTCAAAAGCGTTGTAATATTCCAATACGGTAAACGTTTTGGGGTTTACGTGCAAATGTTGGGATAACATTAAACACATATTTTCAAACTGTTTATCGTACTGTATTTCCATGCTATCCGACCCGCTAAACGATTGGGGTTTGGTATAAGTCAACAACAACGTCGTTATTTGCTCAATTTCCGCCCGTTTGTCGCTTTCGTCCCCCTGTATGATTGCATCCAACATTAGCAATGTGCGTTGCTTCAATTGGTCGTAATACTCTTTAACCGTGGCGTCGTCGAAACTTTTAGGAAAATACAATTGCAACTCATCGTCTATTTTTTTTTTGACCGCTTCCAATTGGGCGGTCAACTCGGCGTTCGGTGCATCGGCGAACAACTGCAATACCTTTTGCAATCCGTCCGGCGTCATATCGTTATACTCGGTTCCGTCCACGCTCTTAACCAAAGCGCAAAACGCCAAATACCGGGGCGACATATCGGATTGAATGAAATACACGTTTTGCCGTAAGTTATCCAATTCCTTTTCCGCCAAATCCGGCTTATTGCCACGTATAAACCGGATTGTCTTTTCAATATGCGTGTCCCAATCGTTAAGGTCGGAACCAACCCCGGCGTCGATTAACAATGCTTTGTTATACGCATGAAATCGCAACATCGGCAATTCGTCGATACTATCGTACAACACAACCGCCCGTTTCCCAATCGTCGTTGTTCTCATATCAATATGCGGGTTATGGCGGTTGAACAAAAGGGAACCAATAACAACCACGGGTTCCCGGTACATATCGCAAACAGAACAGACAAAACGACCCCCGCCCACCATGATAAGCAAAAGCCGCAATTGAACATCTTTGCGAAAAAGTCGTTGCCGTGAACTTGGACGTATTCAATAACGCCCCATTTTCTCAAAAGGGATAAACCAAAAGCCGCCACGGTTGCGACAATCAAAACCCATATTACAAATATCATTTCCATATCTTAAATATTACACGGTTGCGAAACTGATAAAACCCCCTCAAACCGGAACCCGGCGAACGGGTGCATTAAATATTGGTTATCGACTTCATCCAACGTAAAACCCCGGTACACGTTTTCGGCTAACTCATATATCCGGTTAATCTCAATTGTTCCGTCCTTTAACCAAAAGCCGCCGTTTAAGACGGTCAATATTTCGTTCTTTAATGCCTCGGTATTCCGGTTGTTTAGTTGTCCCGGATATACTTTGCGCAAGTCGAACCACACAATAAGCGCAAACGGGGCTTTTATTGTGCTTTGCTCTTTGGGAACCCAACCCACGTTTTGCGGGTCGTCAACCCAAAAGAACCCGAAATTGCCAATATTGGCGTCCGGGGATACGTCGATATAATCGTTGTTGCCTCGGTACTGTGTGCCGCCCGCATATACGTTGGGCGTGAAATAACGTTTGCCGTTGATAATCTTTGCGACCCGTTGCGCCCTGCCAAACACGACGTCCAACCAATCCACATTATCCATTAACCCGGCTTGTATATTTCCAATAACCCGGTCAATCAAAACCGGGTTTGGGATTATAGGAATTATTTTATTACTCTTTGCCATACAACACGTTTTTTGCTTTGTTCATTAAATCGGGGAAAATGTATTGCCAAATCAATTTCGCAATATTTTCGTCGGTCAACCCTAATATTTGCCGTCCGTACTTTTTTATCAAATCTTCGGTTTTGAAATCGGACGCCTTTATTTCAAATTGCTTGTCGCCAACCTCCAAATAAAAACTACTTTCAAAATCGCCCTCATCCCGTAACGTTACCCGGTTCGTGGGTTGTCCTTTTTCCTCCTTTATCGCAATGGTTAACGGGGTATATGGCATATAATCCATAATATCCACGCCCAAACGGTTAATACCTTGTTCAAACAATTGTTCCTCGGCGTTGGCGTCGATAATAAACGCCGTCGTCATTCCGTCGTCGATTATTTCCCGGACGAACAACCCGGACGATAACCCATTGTTGAACCTCTCAACGTTGTTGCGCAAATCCTGTATTGACTGCATACCCCCCATAAACCAATTACGTTGTACGGTATTTTACGCCGTGGTTATTACACGTAAGGCAAATACGGTCGATACCCTGTGTATCTAATCGCAACGCCTCGTATGCTTTTTTAAGGTCATAACCCAAACCGCCCGGACGTACTCCGGTCGTGTTGCCGTCCAACTCGTAAAGTATTTCCAACCGGGTTGCGTTTACTTGGTTCCGGTTTACCTTAACATCGGGGTTCATCGCCAACGTGCGCAAAGCGATTGCGGCGACTTGGCGTTGTATAACGGTTTGGAAAATCTGCCTTTCCTTAACGATAAAATCCGTTAGGTCGCAACCAACGGTTATTTCGCAATTTAACCCGTAATTCTGTGTTGTCGTGTACATCGTCAACGCCACGTCCCACAATTCCGGGTATTCGGCGAATGTTTCCGGGGCGTTGAACATGAACGGCGTAACCTGTAAATACTTGGTTATTTCTTTCCAACTTTCCAACCCGTACCCGGTACACGTTCCGCACGGTTCCCGGCTCCAATCCTTAACCATGTTTATTGCCTCCATTCCGGCGGGTAATTCATCTTGGTTGTAACAAAGGAACCACGACCCCCCGGCGTTCGTTTCGTCGCTGATATACGGTAAATAACAGTCCTTTAACGGGAACCATTGAAAACCGCCATTTGTAACGGTAAAATTCAAATCAAACGTCTTAATCGGGTCGATTTGCGACGAATGAAAAAGATACACACGAACCGTACCCGTTGCCCCTGTCATTTGCAAACCGATTTGTTCGATTTTCATTGTTACCCCCATTGAACGAACCGGGACAATTTCAAACCCGACCAACTTATGTGTATTTTGCAACGTCGCCCGGATACGTCCCGCACCGTCAAAGAACGTGCGACGCTCCAAAAGGTTCTTTGTTTCCTTATCTAACCCTTTTACCTGTGTGAACGTTTGTACCATTTGCGCAATACCGTTGCGGGTCAATCGCTCCAAATAATCGGAAAGATAATTGTAAACGCCCCAATATTCGTTGCCGAAATCGTCGTTGAAATCTTCGTTAAAATCGCTTTTGGTCGGTTCCTCGTTTTGGCTGTCTTTCCGGGCAATCCAAATTTCGTTGTTGTGGCGAACCTTTGCCCCCTGCTTATACTCAATTATCATATTCCAATCGGGATATTGATAAACGAAATCATCCGGGACGATTGCCCGGATATTATCCAACGTTACAAGCGGGTGCGCACCTTGAAAATACAAACCGCTTTCGGTTTGCGTTAAATCGTCGTTTATTGCCTTTGCCGGGTCAAATGATTGTTCCCAACCGACAACGTGCAATAATGCGTCCTGTATTTCTTTTAATCGGTACATCTGCGTTCTAAATTAAAAAAGGGAAACGGGGGTTATTTTCCCCGCCCCCCTTTTGATTAAACAATTGCGGCTCCCCGTTAAGGCTCCGTTGTCGGTTGCGGTACAACGTAAACGGGCATTGCTAACGGTTGGTTCGGGTCGCGTGCCTCAATTTCCGCTTTGATAATCGGGTTGGCAATCGTGGTCGGATTGCTATTGTAAGCGACCATATACGCCACGTCAACGGAAAATCCGAAATACTCCTTAACGGCGCACGTCAAATCGGCGGTTGCGTCGCCCATGATTGCGGATTGGTCGCCAACGGCGGTGTAATAGTGCGAACCAACGGGCAAATCAATATACGGTAAACGTACAACGTCCCATTCGTGGAAATTCGCACGGGTGCGGCGCAATGCCTCACGGTCAACACGGGTAAGAACCCCAACGTTACCGTCAGCAACGGCAAAGAATGTACCCATTTTGCCCGCTTCGTCGGTTACGTTGTTCGTGTAGTGGATAACCTTGTTGTCGTATTCCATGCGCTTGTTAACGTCGTTGTAAATTCCGTGTTGCGCAAGTTTACGAATAAGGCTATCAACCCCGGCGTTGCCGATAACGTGGATATATTCCGGGTAACAGTTGGCACGCATAATCGGGTTAACGTCGCCCAATATCTCGGTTGCCATTTGTTGCGGAACCTGTATAACGTTTCCGGTCTGCGTGTAATTCAACAATGTTTCAAACACTTGCGTTTTGTTGGCTTCCAAAGCGGCAACCGCCCCGGCGTCCAATGTATCCGCCAATTTGCGGCAAACTTTTTCCATTTTGCGCAAAAAGTCGTGTTCGTATGAAATTTCGTTGTTCATGTACGCCGCCGGAACCATTGTAAAGCCAATGGAATACGTCGCCCAAACAATCGTTACCAATGCCGACGTATTTTCATTGTCAGCGATAACGCACGAACGGGTATTGCTAACCTGTACGTTTTCGTCGTAATTGATAACGGGAACTTGTACCGTGTTGCCGATACTTGCAAACGCTTTATCCCTTAAATTGGGATTAATGATTGAGGACGGGGCGTTGGTTTGCTCAATGAAGAAATCCAATGCGCCATACTCACACGGGCGGGTCATATTTCGGTCTAACTCCGGGTTCTGTACTCGCCAATTCTGCAATCTTGTTGCTACTAATGACATAATTTTACTTTTTAATTGTTATTGAAATGCGGGTTAACCCTTTACCCGTGTTGTTTTACTTTTCCGGCAATGCGGCAACGTTGTTGTCCTGCCATGCCTGTTTCATTGCGGCGTCGAATTGCTCCGAACCCGCCGTTAAGCCTTGCGCCATAAGTCCGGCGGCGATTGCGTCGTAAGCCTCAACCCGTGTTTTTGCACCGGATACGTCGAACGTTGCACCGCCCCCGCCGGAACCGGAACCGCCGTTGCCGCCCGTTCCGCCGCCCGCCGCCTGGCCTCCCTTATCCAAAATACCCATTGTTTCCAATTCTTTTGCCAATAGGTCGCCGGGGGTGTACGGGTTCAACTGATTGTTCGGGTTGCGCATGATTGCGCCGTTTTCGTCCTTAAACGCAAGGATTTTGCCGCCTTTGCCGTCGTCGATAAACTCCGGGTTCATACCCTTAATTTTCGTAACGGCTTGGTCTAACAAAACCTTTGTTGCGCTTTCCGGCAATCCCGCCTTAAACTTCAATCCGGCGGTCGCTGTCTGCAATGCCGTTTCAACACGTATGCCGAACAATTCCGTATTATGGGTTTGTTCGGCTTGGTCGTATTTCGTTTTTAGGTCGTTGAACTGCGTTGTAATCGCCGTTAAATCGGCTTTCGCTTGCTTCAATGCCTTTGCGGTTTCCGCATCCATCGCACCGTCGGCAATTGCCTTTTCCAAACGTGCCTTTTCTTTCGTCAGACCGTCGATTTGGGTTTGCAACGTGGTTGCGCTTTCCGCTTTGGTTTTGAACTCGGACAACACACGCTTTGCGTAATCGTATGTTTTTTCCGTTCCGTTTTTCGCCACGCCCGTTGCCGCCAAAATATCGGCGTCCAAATCGCCGTAAATTTTGCCCGTCTTTTGGGCTATAACGCTATTTTCATCGTTGGCGGATAACGTGGTTATCGCCGCCAATTGTTCGTCGGTTAATCCGGCTAATGCCGCATTTGCCCGTAATATCTCAACTGTTAATGCCATAATTCTAACCCTTTGAATTTATGTTTATACTCTGTTACTTTTTCGCCTCGGCTTTGTCGTCTGCTTTGGCTGTCTTATTGGCTTTCGCCAACGCATCGGCAACCGCTTTATCAATCGCCTTTTGTGTCGCCTCGGCTTGCGCTTGCAATGCTTTCTCAACGGCGGCGTCGATTGCCTTTTGGCGTTCCTCGGCGGCTTTTTCCTCGGCAACCTTGCGGGCTTCCTCGGCGGCGGCGGCTTTGGCTTCTTTCGCCTTTTGTGTCGCCTCGGCTTGCGCTTTGACGTAATCGGCGGGGTCGTGCAAAATCGTAATCGTGTACCCCTGCTTTCTCAAATTCGACCCAACGCCGTTGTCGAACGCCTTTTTGCCGAACTTCTGAATACGGGGAACGGAAAGACGTTTACCGCTTTCCGAATCGAATTTGCGTACCTCAATGATACAATGATACAAATGTTTCTCATTGTCCGGGACAATGTAATTTTCCGGGGTAACGTCTGTAACGGCGACGTCCTTAGTTTTCCCCTCGGTTCCTGCTTTCACTCGCATACTCATTAAATTTATTTGTTATTACTGTTATCTTTTGGCTGAACGGTATTTGCGTTCCGAACTCCAAAATGTTTGTATTTTCCCGTTCAAATCTGCGTACAAAGTTAGCAAAGTTAAGTTTTATACGCAATTCGTTCTCGGTAATTAGGTTGCGCCCGTATAAATCCAATACCTCGGTACGGGTCAAATGGCGGTACGGTTCCAATTCTGCCAATATCAACATACGTTGTAATTGGGTTGGATTGTTCCGGTACTCGGTTTCGATAAGTTGGTTTTGCAATGCGTCCAATTCCGCCTCGCTTGCGCCGCTATCCCTTGCGGTTTTGTATCGGTTCCGCAACTCGGTTGCGTCGTACAAATAAAACTCGGTTCCGTAATTGACTTTTGCAGAAACAAACATATTGCCATATCGTAAACGGCAAACCGTTTCATCGACGAACTGTTGTGCCGCCTCAAATCCTTTCTTTACCCTGTTTAATACCGTGCTTTGGCTTTCAAAAGCCGCCGCAACTTGTTGTTCGTTAAATGCCTCCCTTTGGGTTATTTCCTCGTTTTGACCGACCACGGCGGTAATAATGTTTTCACGCAACCGGGTTTCCTCCTCAACGTTATATTCCAAACTTGAACGGTCGATTGTAAGGATTTGCACCGGGTTTCGTAAATCCGGTTGTTTGTCCCCGTCCGGTATGGGTATTTCAACGAATGAACCCGCCCCGGTAATCCGCTTATCCCCGCATTTGGGGCAACGCATTAATAACCCGGCTTGGTCTAATCTGTAATACCCTTGTTTGTCTTTCAAAAATCCGCCGTCGCAATAGTCGCCATTCTCGGCGTTACTGAAATCGCAACTTTGTTCGTAACCGGAATATATGGGATACGCCCCGTATAAATCCAAATGACGTTTTGATATATGAAAGAACAAAAACCAATCCAACGCCTCCAATTCCTTTGTAAGCGGGGATTGTTTAACGTCCGGTTCTTTAAGGTTCAACGGTTCATTCCAAAAGAACCGGGCGGGACAATAACCCAAATCGTGCGGATTATCAACCAACAATTCGCCAATGTTACCGCCGCCGTCCTCTTTGAATATCCGGTAACGTTCGTTATCAATGACGGCAATACGTTTATCGGGCTGTCTGAAAATAATCCAATCCATAACCCCGGTTGTTCTGTTTGCCTCAAACGTAATTACGGCGTCAATAGGCAACCAATAAAAATACGGGGTCGGGTAATGGTCGTTGTTCGGCTCGGTTGGCATATCAACGATTAAGACGCTATTTATTTCGGTTTTGAAAAACTCCCAACCTTTCGTTTGCCATATTTCCGGCTCCCTTAAAACGTCCTGTCGGTAATATTCCCAATCGTCCCTTTGCTCTGTGTTCTGAAACTGATAATTGAACGCCGGGTTACGACCGTCAAAAATGCGGCTTAACTTATCAAAACAAATTCCCGTTACCTCATTCGTGCGAACGGGGTAACGGAAAAGAGTTTTGAATATTTTGAATTTGTCGTGCGGAATAAGATTGCCAACCCATGCCAAAAAATCGGTCGTCGGTTGACACATCAACGGGGTAACGTTGGTTTGGGCGTGAAACTTAATGCGGTTTTGGTGTATAACCGCTTTATTTATCGTCGCCTTTTTCCTCGGTTCCGTTATCTGCTTTCTTATTTCCTTTACGTCTAATCCCATTATCGACAAATTCAAAAGTTGATTTTTCGGGTAACTGCCAACCTCCATTATTTCGCATACGCAAAAGCCTTTCGGCGTGGCTAATTTCGTATTCCTCGGTTACGTTAAGGGTCGGACATTCCAACATAACCTTTGTAATCTTTGCGTTCATTACGCCCCGGTTGCCTTTAAGTCGGTCAACGGGTTAAACGACGGTGCGACAATTGCCAAATCGTCCGACCAATTAGGCAAAAACGACCACGATATTGCGTTGCTGTCGGGGGCTTCCAACCCTCCCAACGTTTTGTCGCCAATGAACAACGAACGTATCGGAATTGGGTAATACGTCCCGGCGGTTGTGGCGTCCTCAATCGCTCCGATTGCGCCGTTTTCGTCGAAAAGGAAAATACCCAAATTATCGCCCCAACTTTCGCATTGCATTTCTTTTAGGGCTTTAATTACTGATTGCGGGGCTTTGCGGATAACTCCGGTAAACGGGGTTGGTTCCCGTCCGATTATTTCCTCAACGCCTCCCAACGTTTCGTTACCGCCTCCAAACGTGCGGGCGGCTCCCGCCTCGGCGGTTGGGGCTTGGATATACGGCGATACAACAATTTTGGTATCATCCGCCGCCGATAATTTCGGCGTCCATGATGCAAGCAACGTAATTGCCGCCGCACTCGCAAAACTGTTTTTGGTTCCGTCCGCCTTTGTCAGACGTTGAAACGCTACTTTCTGAATTTGCCCGAAACTTTCGGCGCAAGTAATGGCGGGGGGAACGGGGGAAGACGCCGAT